GTACGCCAAGTACGCCAAGTACGCCGCCGAGTACGCCAAGTCCGCCAAGTACGCCGCCAAGTACGCCGACTCCGCCGCCGCCGCCGCCGAGGACGCCAAGTACACCGCCGAGTACGCCAAGTACGCCAAGTACGCCGCCAAGTCCGCCGCCGAGTACGCCAAGTCCGCCAAGTACGCCGAGTACGCCGAGTACGCCAAGTACGCCGCCAAGTACGCCGAGTCCGCCGCCGCCGCCGCCGCCAAGTACGCCGAGTGGTACAACGCAACACGCGATGACCTACTGGCTCTATTCGATGCGTGTTTTCCGCAACCAACAGAACCGCAGGCAGTACATATTGGGCGTGCGAAACGTCTGCATGAAACCGCGCAGAAGGTAATTTGCGATGAGTGACGATAAGGCAACAATCCAAAAGCGCCTAGACGGGCTGGCAGAGGTTCTGATTGCGTCTACGAACGAAAGCCAGTACGCACAGCTAGTGTATGAGGCAAGCGCAGAACTAGACCTACAGGCCAAGCAGATAGCGATGCTGCGGGAGGCGCTGGCAACCATGCTGCACATCGAGGGAAGCGGTATGGCCGTAATGGGATGGGGCGCGGCAATAGTGAAAGCACACAAAGCCCTAGCCGCAACCGCCGAAGATCAAGGGGCATGGGAGAAGTCGAAACGGGATGCGGTGCTGGAGGAAGCGGTAATCGCGTGTGACGAATATTGGTTTGGTGGTACATCCGCCGGAGCCATCCGAGCCTTAAAGGACAAGCCATGAGCGATAGCGCAACCCCAAAAAAGCAATACGACATTCCCGTTGAGTGCGTCGAGTTGTGTAAAGAGATTGCAGTGCTGGCGGCGAAGTACGACCTATTAGACTTAAATGTGTCGTTCAGGCTAAGTTACAAAGCGGCATGGCGGCATGGCGTGAGTATGCGATGGGAAACAGGGCGGCATGGTGACTCGATGCACAAGCTGTATATCTCCAGCCAAGTAGACATTCACGAAAAAATTGATTTGCCGAGGACAAGCCATGAGCGATAGAGAACGATCCCAGAAGTGGTTTGCTGATAACTGCTTTGACCCGATAGTTGAGCCATCGGCGTGGAAGGCATGGCAAACCGCACAAGCCACCCCACCAGCCGAGCCTCTTGGTTATATCGGTGTCGATACGTTTACCGCGTTGTCAGGTGGCGAAACAGTTGTCCAGTGCATCACGCCGTACCGTCACATGGAAACGGACGTTGCAATTTACACCACCCCACCAGCCGAGTCGACTCCGGAAATGATTGAGATTGGTGGCAAAGAAATTGCCGAGGGCTTCTACGCCGACGCTGCATTTAACGATATTGCCGAAGTTGTTTACCGAGCCATGAGAGGAGCCGCCAAATGAGCCTATCCAAAGCAATGCAAGAGTTGGAGGAGCAGCACGATTTGATTCGTCAGAAATTGAGGTCCGCCTTCAACGACAAGAGCAGACTCATCGCCGAACTCGCAGCCAGCCAGAAAGAGTGCG